AATAGACAAACGTCCAAGTCTGCGTTGCGTCAGGAGATGGGTACAAAAACACCTTGGCCGGCACTGTGCGTTGAATGTAGTACTGCGCAGGACGTGACTGGGTCAACTTATTGGGCACATGGAGCCACTCAGCGCGGCCTATACGGTCGATTGTGATGTCCTGCTGGGTAGACTGGCCTGCATTGGTCCGAATCACGGCTGAGAGGCCGTCAATCGTGTCTGCGGGCAGGTCATACTCATATGTGCCCGGCGTTAGCACCTGTTGGCGCTGCTCAATTGTCCAGAGATTAAGGCCGCGGTTAGCCCATTCTGCAAAGATTAAGTTGACGGAGCGAAGCGCCGTCTTCATGTCGTAACCGTCGCGCACTTCAATACCGCAGCGCTCATACGCCTCAGCTATGAGGTCGTCAAACTGCAGATCAAAATCGGATACGCCGGAAACAGCCATATCAATAGATCATTGCTGTGCGGGCACGGGCTGCACCAACACCACGGACGGCAACCTTGTCACCATGAACGCTTTTTTTAACGTTCTCGCTAAGCGTTTCACCTTGTGATTGACCCACGCCTGCGACCATGCCGCCTTTAGCAAAGCCTTTTTTGGCAATACCCTCGCCTTTTTTTGCGAGACCGCCGTCTTTGTAGTTCATCTTGCTATCCTTTTAAAGTTGTTGCCATTAAACGATCTAACTTCTCATCCAACCGGTCTAGTCTATCCAAAACACGGTTGATGTCTGCATGGACTTCGGCTTTGGTCACATATTCCTTGGCAATTTCTTCGCGGGTGCGATTAATCAAGATCTGTAGACGGTTTATTTCTGCTGCTTTATCGCGCAGAACCCACCCTACAAATCCTACGCCCGCCGTTAGGACCATGTTCCAAACAACGCCTTCCATTTAGCACTTCCACTTCTTTAGGCTCTTGTTAATCCTGCTATCTGGATCCTTGGCTGTCTTCTCGCTTGTCAACTTCTTTTTCATGCCTTCCATACGGGCACAGAAGCTGTCTTTGCGAGAACCCCCCTCTGGCTGCGGAGCCTTTAATCCGGGTTTACCCGGATTGGCCTTGTTGTAAGAAGCACGGCCCTTGGCGTTTAATCCGCCACTGGGACTTTTGCCTTCTTTCCGCTGCCACGCCGCCGTTTTTGCCATTTCAGTACATCTTGCAGGGCTTGTTACGAGCCAAACCTACACCACGCGGCGTAGTGGAGCCAGAAGGAGCCACTGTTTTGCGAGGAGTCTGTTTAGCACCGCTTTTGCTCATGTCTTGCTTCTGTGCACCGGGCTGAACTTCGCCTTGGTACTGATCGTCTGCCATTTTTGCTGCTCGTCCCATTTTGGACTCCTTATCCGTAGAAAATTGTTGTGTGAACATCGGCTGCAAGAAACACCCGAATACCGTTCCGCGCAACGATGCCGTCGCCGGGGATAACAACTGTGTAGGCGGTTGCATTGGAGGCATCTGCCTGCATCAATACACTGGTGTAGATTGTTACGCTACCACTTGCTGCGCCACTGTTTGCCACAGTGACCGTGAATGTGTTATCGCCTGTGACAGTCACTTGATAGGGGTTGTCCGCCAAATCCCAATCCAAATACACCCACTGACCTGTGGTCAGTCCGTGATTTGCGGAAGTGATCGTAGCGGTGGTAGTTGCGCGTGCGTAAGTACCTGCGGCAGAAACATTGTCCACAAACGTGGTATACCCTGTGGCAGCACTGAACGGGAAAATTACTGCGCCTTTTAGACGCACACGACCGCCGATCATTAGACCAGAAGCGGAGGCGTGCGTCGATCGTACGTCATATTGAATCATAATTAATCTCCTTGTAAACGGGGGCCGAGGCCCCCTAGATCAATTAAGCAGTACGGGTGAACACGTAGGCGGTTGCGCTGGAGAACATGATAGTGAAACGGGCAAGGCCTGTTGCACCCGCAGCAATTGTCAGGTCACCAAAACTGCCTGCTGTATCAGCAGCAGCGCTAGACAAAATACCGTTGGTTGCAACAGCCATAGTGACTGTGCTTGCGCCAGCGGTGTTGTCAACATACAACTCCAACACGGTACCGCGAGTAGCACCAATTGCCGCACCCAACAATGTGCCTGTAGGCAACGTGATGGTTGTAGAGGCGGCTGACGTAGAAGTGATGTAGCCAGTTGCAACTTCTGCTGCAGTAGCTACAGCCGTAGCGTTAATCGCAGCAGTTGTAGGGTGGTTTTGATCAGTGAAAACCAGATTTGTGGTAGTCAGGTTAGTTACGCTGGTGGTAGCACCAAATGTAGCGTTGACAGTGACTGCGCCAGTGGTAGCGCTTTTTGTGATGGACTGGAAGCCATTCTGGGAACGAACTGGTCCATTAAACGTGGTAGATGCCATGATTTTTCCTTACATACAAGTTAGGCGCATCAATCTGTATGTCGTCAGCCGGGACTGTTTGATGCACCGGATAGACCCGGAGTGAATGCAATATACAACAAAAGAAAAGGGGGCACAAGGCCCCCTTCACATATTTCCGAAGAAATATTAAGCGCCGGGCGAACCGTAAGCGCCACGTGGGTCAGACCAGCCGAAGCTGTAACGCTCACGAGCTTTGTAACGAACGTTACCTGTGTCAAAGTCGCCTTCAAAGGCTGTCTTGATAGGTGAGCGCTCGAACATTTTCAAGCCGTTAGGTGCATCAGTGATGATGAACCAAGCGTTGACGTCTGTCAGGTAGTGGTTGACAGAGTAGCCTTCTGGGAGCATGCCCATAGACTTGATGGCGTTGACATCATTGTCAGCAGTGCCAGTACGCAAAGTGCTCTTCATCAGGCGCTCTGCAGTGAACTGCAGTTCCTTAGGAACAATCATCTTGCGGCCAGTCAAAGCGACCTTCAAGCCACGCTCGTCGATAAACGCTGCGATGTCAATCAAGGCTTGCTCCAACGATGTCTCGTTCAAGTCTGCAGGCACTGCGGGAGTGTTTGCATAGTTGGAAGACAAAGCAGTTGGGTGGGCTGTAGAGAACAATGCAACGCCGTCGCCGCCGGCATAATTGCCGCCAGTGAAACCGTTGTTCAACACAGAAGCAGCTTTTACTTGCTTTGTGAAGCTCATTGAACGAGCCATAGCCTTGGTGTAACGACCTGACAAGCGGTCATACAAGTTATCTTCCACAGCTTCCTCTGTCAACGCGAAAGCCATAGCAACGGTTTCGTGTGTGTAGCGGGCTGTGAAGGATTCCAGTGCTGTGTCGTACTGAACGCCGGCACCCTCAGTTTTCACTGGAGCAGAGCCAAAGCCAGTCAACATGACCTCTTCTTCAAATGCACGGTCAGAAGTCTCGATAGAGAAGATCTGCTCGTGCTCGTTTTCGTAACGCTTGTACTCTAAGCCGAACAGTGCGTTCAGGCCGGGCTCAAGTTCTTTTACTAGTTGGGAACGTGTAATAGCCATGATTATGCTCCGTCAGCAGCAACGCCTGTACTACCGTACTGGTGTTGATTAAGTTTAACAACAACCACAGCGTATTGACCCAATTCATTGTCAGGCTGATCGCTCAAACCAACAATTTTCATAGTCAATGCAGCAGTCTTCGCGGGTGTACCCAATGTACCGTTAGAAATACCAGTCACAGTGCTACCAGTTGTGGAAGCAGTAGGATCAGCATTCTTACCGATCTCGGCTTGAGTAATAGTACCCGCAGCTTGGATCAAGAACAGTTGGTTGGGATCATCCAACACTTCGCAAGCAATGATGCCTGAAGTGATATCAACACTACCGGGGTAGAAGTTTTTCCATGTGGGCTTGCCCGCACGGGTTGGGTCATAGTACTGGCAACCGTTGAACACGCCTGTGGGGGCAGTGTGTACAGATGCGTCATACTTAATGATAAAGCCGTCGTATACGACAACTAAATCGCCTTGGAAAATTGCTCCGGCTTGGTTATCCGCAATTTGATAGCCATACTGCTTCTGGGCACCAGTAGCAGATAGGTTACCAATGGGACGCAGGCCAAAAGGCTTATTTACGTTTGCCATTTGTAGCTCCTACAAAAATTTAAAGTATCAACGTTTTATTGTTGACGGAATGTTGTGCGCGAGCTCCTCTCGGGGCTCTGAATCCGCATTGTAGAGTGAGCGTTTTCTCGCATCATCTCGTTGTCAACAGCGTGTAACTGTTCCTGAGCCTTACGGCGGTAATACTCGTTGCGCTCTGCAATAGTTTCATCGGGAACTCTTGCAAGCAAAAGTCCACCTACAGAAACCACTCCAGCATGCTTACCGTCATCAACGGTAGGCATCATGCCTTGATATTCTTCTGGCAACTCTTCAAGACGGACTAGTTCATAGCCCTCACGAAGACGTCCGTAGACGTTTTGTTTATCCAGATGGCCATTCACTTCGGCACGGATCCAACGATGCTTAAACCCTTCGGGGGCAGGAGGCGCGTCAAGACGTGAGGGAGGGGTCCAAGGACGGCGACGCTTTTCCGTATCGCGGGTTGCGCGGGGGGCTTTGTCGATAGTAACTTTAGTCATTGTTTCACTCCTTAACATACTTGGCATACTCTTCAAGAGGAACGCCCAGTTTTTTTGCTATAGCAACCTGACTCGGCGAAAGCCGGACAGTACGGCGCGCACTATTTATTCCCGAACTACGGGCGGCAGGGGCAACAGCAGGCGCGGAACGCTGTTGTCTGGGTTGGCTAAACTTGTCCGGAAATGTACTCCGGACACGTCTGTCAAGTTCAGTATAGTACTCCTCTGACTTAGGGTCAACACCTTCTTGTTCAACAAGTGTTTGGTGTATGCCCCAAGCAGCATAAGTCATCACGCGGTCTTGGCCAAACCAAGAATTTTGTTCCGCCCAATCTTCTGCACGAGGGTTTGGTTGTGGTCGCGGTTGTACAGGAGCCGCCGCTGGTTGCGCTTGCTGGTAGCTCTGCTGCTGAACAACTTCCTGTTGTGTTTGTAGCCAAGAAGCTACTTGACGCTGCTCACCGCTTAACGCAGACAAGCGCTCTTGTGCTTCTAGTTCAGTGTTGACATCGTTTTCTTCACGTGCCTTGGCAATGATCTGGCGCAACTGCAACTGCTGTGTCTCAAGCCTAGTCTTAGCTTCGTTCAAGCGGCTGTAGTCCGTCTGTACAAGCTTTTGTTGGAGGTTCTGCGTCTGATTCTGCAGTCCTTTAGCGTACTCAAGGGCTGCCTGCTCACGGCGCTCGGCCTCGCGCATGCGCGCGGTGAGTTTAGAGATGCGCTTTTGCACACCCTCACTGATCTCATCCAACTCATTCTTAGGAGCAGCATCTTCCTTTTGAAAGATCTTCGCCTCTGGTTCAGGCGCAGCAGGACTCTCGTTGCCCTCAGGCCTGTCAAAGGTTACGTCTGTAGCCTTTTCCCCTTCCCCAAGGTCAAACTCAAGCTGCGAATCGTTCATTACTTGTGTCATATGCTTCCTTACATGTGCAGAATGTCTTCTGGATCGTTAATACGAGCCAGAATTTCATCGTCATTGAGAATACGGATTTCTCCACCATTGATGCCCATTCGTGCGCCCGCGTAGCGACCAAAAATGATCCAATCGCCTTCTTTACACCAAGGACCGTCCGGAAACTTGTCGGTGTCTTTGTAAGCAAGTGGGCCAACGGCCAAAACGTATGCACAAGTGGTAGTGAGTTGCTGTCGTTCCAAGGTTTCTTCGGCAAGTTCAATGCCGCCCTTGGTTTTCTTAGCGCCTCTGTAGGGCAACACCACAACACGCCAACCAGTTGGCTGTGGAAGGTGATCCTTGATGTTTTCAATACGCTGCTCTTCTTCTGCCTCTTCAATCTTGGCAGCGTCAGCAGCAGCGGCTTCAGCGGCGGCTTTTTCAACCGCTTCCTCAGCCCATCGCTTCTCTAATGCAGTCATTTCCATCTGTTGGGTCCTTTAGTGATCAGAGTTCCTGTTCAAGACATCCTGTATGGCTTCCTGAACAAACGTATAACCCTCTAACCGGCCCATCAAATGTTTGTACTGCTCCATCGATTTGACATTGCCGCTGCTAACGAAGTCTTTAGTCTCGTTTTCAAGCCTGCGAATGGCAAATATGACTTTCTCTGCAAATTCAAGCATGGATAACTCCAATGAAGCAGACAGATAGACCCCTGTCCGAAGGTTACGTGTGCATTATGCACACTATTACGCTATTTTTACCTTTTTAAATGCATCTTTTCGGTAAACATACGTTACTCGTGGGTCATTTTGTGGTGTTTTTACACTTTTTGGCGCTCCGGACATCTCCTTGGGCGCTTTTTTAGGCTTTTTTGTTGCTTTGGTTTGCATTTTTTGCTCCTTGTTGGGCATTTCGTATGGCATCTTGCGAATTCTTCTGTGCAGCAGCCTGTTGTTGCAGTGCTAAACGCGCAGAATCGAACTGAACATCGTTTTGTTCCTTCTGTTGATCAAGGCCAATGCGTTGTTGATCCATTTGGAGCTTAGCTTGGTCGTTTTGAGCGTTCTGAGCAATCTCTTTTTCCTTCAACTTGACCAAAGGATCGTCTTGTGGGGGGCCCATCAGTTGTGTCTGCAAGGCTTTGACTTCCTGATAGCCCTGTGCAACCTTCATTGCAACCATTCCTTCGCGCTGCAGCGCAGATACGATGCCTTCAGGGTCAGTTCCGTAATGCTGGAACAACTCGGCTTCCACTTCCTCTTCCGCCTTGATGCGGATGTGCTCAAAGATGTGTTTCTGCATCGTAATAGCCACGTTAGGCATCGACTGCATCATTGGGCTCAAACCAAACATGATGTGCGTCATGATGTGCGCATCGTGCTGCTGGCCAGCAAAAGCTTTGAGCGGTGAGCCGTCAAGCGCTTGTGCGTTCTCGCTTGCAGGGTCCTTTGGCTTATCAACGTTCTGTGAGTTGAGAATGGAATCAATATCCCGCACACCAATGGCCTCATACATGCGGTAGTAGGCCTCATACATGTTGTGCATCTGCGGTGCGCTCTGCGCCAACTGCAATTGTGTCTGTGCCATCGTAATACGCTGGGCAACAGAGAAGATGTTGGGGTCAGAAACAGGCAATACATCGATGCGGTCATCAAAGTCTTTTGCCTTGATCTTGCGGCTCTCGCCGGGCACATCGTATGGGTACTCAGCAGGCAAATAATCTGCAAAACCTTTGGCCAATAATTGGAATTCCATGCGTTGGCTGTAGTGCAAACGCTTGTGAATTGCTGACATCACTGCACTGCCTTTTTCAAGCAACGCAATCGTTGTTCCCACAGCAGCATTCTGGTTGCTGTCACCAACTTGCATGTCGGTGATGCTTGCCAAACGGCGACCAGCATCTACACAGAAACCAAGGAGCGCAAACAAGGTCTGGCTTGGCTCTTTGTATGGCAATGGCAACAGCGATGCAGACAACTCCGCACCACCAGCGTCCATATCCCTGAACTCACCGGGCGACAAAGGTGTATCGTCGTTTGCAATGCGCGCACCCTTGGCCTTAAAGCCGGCAGGAAGGTTAGCCAGCGTTCCAGCGTCCACCAATTGCTGCAGTGCAGAAGTAGCCGTCTTCGTAAGGCCGCCAACCAAGTGCAAGAAGCCCAAACCATAAGCACCGGGGCCCTGTACAAGCAGATAATGCACATAGTACTGCTTACGGGCAAACAGAGGATCGCCCTCTTTCCAGTTACGGCGCACACCCACCACAGATTGAGAGATCTCATCAATCGTTACGATGTATGGCAGCTTGATGCCTGTCTCTTCGCCGTCTTCATCCTTGTGCTCAAACCCGCGGATGTCCAAATCAACCAAGAACTCAAGCAAACAAATCTCTTCTTCCACACCAGTAGGATCAACGCCTGTTGTGCGGTCTGTTTCCTTCTTGATGATGCTCTGGCCCGTCTCTGCCGCAGTCGTCATCTGCGCTGTATCCAAATACTGACCACGGATTACGGCTTTGCGGTAATCATTGGTGGACATCGGAACGCGGTGCGTGATGCGCTGGCATTCGCTCATCACCGATGAGCCCGTATACGGTATATACAGATTATCTGGCAGCACCAAAGCACTTACCATGCGGCCCTTGGCCTCGTCGTAATAGACTTTCTTGAAGGCTGACCCACCAAAGCCCACATAGAACAGCAACTGATCAAAGTCAGGCGTGTACTCTTCCATCACCGTGGTGATCTGGTAGTTCATGAAGTCCTTGACGCGGTCTGCCTGCATCAATTTCTCACGTGTCTCTTTGCCCAGCACCTGCGTGCGCACAGGACCGCCCGCGGGCATCAATTCCTTAAGCGCTTGGGCTTGGAACTGAACAATACTCTCTGTCAAAAGTGGGTGCTGCACGCCGCACGCGCCCTTGAATGGCTTGGTGCGCTCTTCAAACGTAAAGCCCAGCATCTTCATGCCCTTGCTGTACTGCTCTTCCCACTCTTTGCGTGAAGACTTGTCAGCATCAAACAACGACATCAAGTCAGACGAGATAAGCTGCAAGACATCAGGCTCAATGATCTCGGCTAAGTTGCTGTCATAGGCAACATCATCGTCTTCTGCACCGATATTGATAACTACCGCAC